GCATTGAGTGCATCAGATGTCTTGCTTGCATCTCCTTCGATTTCAACAATAGATTCATTGATGATTTGGAAGTTGTTGATTGTGAAGTCAGCAAATCCGAGTTTAGCTATATGTAAAATCTCATTGAAGATATCTTGCACTTGCTCTCTCAATGGCATGACCACATTCTTTTCAAAAATGACATAAGCTTGTTTGATATCGCTACCACTTCCAAGTGAGCCAGTAGTTCTGACACCCATTAATATTGGGTCGATGGTGTGAGCGAAGCAGATTTGTTCGGTATTCAAACCAGATGCTTCCTGGAATAGCTTGTCATTTGAGTTGGTTGGGATGCTCTCAATCTTTGGAAGTTGGTCTTGTGAGTTCGCAAAGAATGCGGCAGTCTTTCCAGCGTTCTCTGCACCCTTGAGCTTGTCGATTGTGTTACGCAGTACATTCTTTTCCTCCTCTGATTGCGGTCTTTTTGGGAACATAATCGCAAAGGATGGGAAGATACTGTTTTGAATGTTTGATTTGGCGAAGTATGAAAGCTGACCAGATAGATATGCGAAGTTGAGTGCACTCGAATATTTTGGAAGCGGATACCAATCTTGACCAAGTGTCTCGACCTCATAAACAAAAAGCTGTTCACGATCAGTACAAGATGGATGATGTCTCTTGATGTCTTGCACATTGATTCGAGCCGACCAATCTTCACAGATGAAGTACTGATTTTCTTGTCGACCTCGTCTGACTTTCTCTGGAGATACATTGTGCACTCTCTTGAGCTTCATTTTCTCATCGAATACGAGTCTGAAGTACACTCGGTTGTGCACAATCAACTGCTCGGTCACTGCTCTTGCAACTTTCTTGAGGTTGATTTTCTTCTCGAATGTGTAGAGCTCAAGCAAGTCCTTCGGTGTAGCACCCTCAACTTTGATATCGAAGCCACCACCGATGACAGCATTGGTCTTATAGTCCACGATTGCACCATGGAGTGGCGAGCTGAACACCATTTGATTGAGGAGCTCTGGATACATATTGTCCTGGCCGAATGGAATCCATCCAGCAGTTGTGTATCTTCCATTCACATAGGGCAGTGACAGATTTGCACCACCTACCTTGAGGAATGGTGTGCTGAATGCCTCGTAATTTGGTGAGATGACTTCCATCTCTGGTTGTTGTTTTGCTCTGAATCTATCGTACCAAGCCATGTTAATCGTATATTGATGAAGTCGATGCACCACTCACAACCATTCTGCCTTCCTCAATTACGACTCCAGTTGTGTCGCTGATTTCTGTTGGTGGGATGGTTGATTCGTACACCGAATATGTATATTGTCCTTTCATTAGTTCCACATCGACTGGCTCATCCAAATAAAAGAGATTGAATCTCTCTGGATATGCGGAGTCATCTGGTGCTGTGAAGAGGATTGGGTCGGATGTCGGGTTCATTTCGTTTTGAAAAACGAACAAATAGTATGGCGAAGTCAATGTCGACACCTCTGTGAGTGTCAGCACAATTGAATTCACCTCTCCCTTATTTATATAAATCATTTACTTATATTGCAATGAGGTCAAATTTTGTTCACAAAAAAAGCCACCCTATTGGATGGCTCTTTATAGTAGGTTAATTTAGATTAAATAGCTGGAACAACAGCAGCAACTGCAGCTTCCGTAACCTCATATGACAAGTAGTCATTTTCAGAGATTAGTGTAACGGAATATTTTGAACCATCTGCACGAGTTGTACCAGAACCTTCACCAACAGCTGACAATTGAAGGAAAGGGAAGTACCAGTACTTTCCGTTCATATCCTTAACAATTGCGTTCAGATATTGTTGACCAGAACCCAAGATTTTAATTGCTTGAGATTTGTCTTGGTCTCTGCGGTGGAACAATAGATTGATCGTAGCAGTCACATAAGATGAACCATTCACGAGGTCAATCGCTGCATCTTCAGTATAGCTTCCAGTGTTTCTTCGTATCTCAAAAGGAGTATAGTCAGGAGCACCAGATACTAATGTGATTGCAGATACTTCCCATGTTCCAGTTGGTACAGTTGCAGTATCAATGTTGTCTTGCTGATTAATCCAAATCTTTTCAATGCCTCCACTGTTATTGTCACATGACTTCACAATGGATTCGAGAGCTTCGCACGACATAAGTATTTGATTTTAAGTTAGTTAAATATGGGGGGAATTTCACCCCCCGAATTGATTTGATTAAGAGTAAAGAACTACCTCTGCACCGTTCACATGAACGAAACCAACTTTCATATTGGCACGAGTGCGGATGTATGGTTCAGCAACTGTATCAGAAAGGTTAACAGCTTTCAATGCTTTGTCATCACCTTCAGCATCGAATGCATAGATAAGGTTGTCTTTCAAAGTCAACACAGCAGTGTCAGTTGGCATACCTTCACAAACAACAACCTTAACACCAAGGTAAGTCAATGCAAGTGGAGTTGTAACATATGTCAATGTGTTACCTTGAGCAGCAGCTAATTCGTATGCGTTTGCGATGTTTGTAGAAACATACAAGCGAAGGTCAGCTTTTTTGCGGATGATGTCAGCTGGAGCAGCAGCGAAGATTTTCGCTAATTCAGCCAATACATTCGAAGCAGTTACAGTTGTGTTTGCAACATCAACAACAGTAGCATCAGCCAAAAGGTTCTTGATGTAACCATCGCAAAGAGCCAATGTAGCGTTCTGGCTTGTTGTGTCACCTTGCCAACGGATAAGCTCGATGTCCTCACCAATTTGCTTCGCCATTTCATTCCAGTAGAAGTCCATGAAAGATGCAACTGTGAAGTCACCATTTGAACCTTTAGCCATTTGCAATGCAAGGAATGATTGCTCAAGGTCGAATTGACAGATTTGAGCCATAGCACTCAATGCACATACATCGATTTCAACTGCTGATAAGTCATCAGTCGGAGCTTCGAATGGGCATGAAGATGCTTGTAATACATTACCAAAAAGCACAGTTGCTAATTTAGTTTTTGATTTTACACCTGGTAAAAGGCGGTAGTTGTCAGCGATAGACTCTTCACTCAAATATGCTTTAGAGTAGAATGCCTCTGGGTTCGCTGCCAATAAAGCGGATGAGTCAACATCCAAGTCGAAACGGAGTTTTCTTGACATTTTTATTTATTTTTTATTGATTACTGAATTGTTTAAATGCGGCAAATTTTTGGCTCATTGTTGCCTCGGCAATTTGCTCCTCTGCCTTGTCCTCTTCTTTCTCTGCATACATCTCTTCCAATTGGTTGCGAAGGTCAGCAATCATAGAGATGATAGCTTTCTCACGCTCCTCAAGGATAGGCATAACGATAGCAGCGATAGCTTCTGCATCAGTAGCTGGGTCGATAGCCATCTCCTCTTCAGTTGTGGTTGACTCTTCAGTTGTCTCTTCAACTGTTGTATCTTCCATTGCAACCTCTTCAGTTGACATCTCTTCCTCAACCACTTCCTCGGTTGGTTCTTTTTCCACCTCTTTGATTTCAACAACCTCGCCATCTTTGATGACATAGATTTTGTCCTCAATGGTGTGTTCTCCATCAGGTAACTTCATGTTATTTAGTTTAATTTGTTCCGATAACTTGAGACCAAGAAAGCCCTCAATGGAGAAACCGACTTGACCCTCTTCAACCAATTTGTTGTAATACTCGGGGTCAGTCACTTGTGCAGTCACCATGAGAGTCCCTTCCGGAACCTCGATGCCAAATGTACTGAATGCTTTGTCCTTGGTCGGGTTGTCCACGATCCAAGTCTCAAGGATGTATGCTGGCACTTTCTTTTCAGTGTCATGCTCCAGATTGAAGATGTCACGATTGCGAAGGTCAGCCATAAACTTGGCATGAATCTTCTCGATAACATCAGCTGTGAATTGTACATAGTAGTCACCCTCTTCAGAATCTCTGCGATAGATGTCCATAGGTATCATGGCTGGAGCAGTGATGCGATATTTCACATCATCAGCAAAGAGCATTTTTTTCTCGCTATTGAAAGCTAAACCACGAACCTTTATGGCTGGCATACTCGTGAATGCTATCATTTCGATTCCCAAATTCTCGCCATCGGCATATTCATCCTCGATGGTGATTTTGTAAATTGGAAGGTCTTTGGTCATGCTTATATTGCAGAATTCTTATATTTGTTCAAAAATTAGTATTATGATACAGATATTTGACCAGGAGATTCCTAACAAAATGGATGAACTGACCATCGAGCAGTTTGAAAAAATCAGCCAAATCCTTAACAACCAAGAGTTCGATAACATCGAGAAGTATGTGGAGATGTTTAAGTATCTCGGCATCAAGGAAGAGATGTGGGATGACTACCCATTCAGCGAGTTCATTAAGCTCGTGCAAGATTTCAACCTTGATTCATACACTCCGAATGAGGCAGTGACATCCATCGAACTGGAGGGATATACCTATGAGGCGAAGATGAAGTTGTCGGTGAAAGAGACCAAGCTCATCGAGAAGATTGTGAACTCAAAGCCAAACCACTACATCAGTGACATCATGGCAATCATGTTTAAACGCACTGACCTATCGAACACCGAGCACTTCACTGATGCTCATCTCAAGCACAAAGCAAAATTGTTCCGCACTCTGAAGGCAGAGGTGTGTGTACCTTACATTGTTTTTGTCACCGAGAAAATTGCTGAATATGCAAAAGCCAACGCTGCCGAAGGGGTGGAACCAAGTAACGCTTGAGCAGTTCATTGAGCTTCGACAATTGAAAGCGGAGGATGGGATGTTCGAACACAACATTGACATCCTCTGCGTTCTCACTGATGCCTATCCAGAGGACTATGATGACCTTGACATCGCTGATGTTGGCGAGATATTCAAGGAATTGAAGTGGCTATACACTGAGCCATCCAAGAACTACACCGATAGGATTGGCAAGTTCTATCTCAAGCCAATGACTGACCTCACGCTCGGAGAGTTTATCGACCTCGAGCATTATTTCACCAATGACTACATCCATTATTTACCCAACATCTGTGCTCTGCTGTATCGCATTCCCGAGATTGTGGAAGATGGTGCAGTGGCAAAGTGGGAGTCAACGGATTTCAAGACATCGAGTCGGGTGCATTACTTCCTCGACCAACCAATCACCAAGATGTATGGTGTGCTGACCGAGTATATCAAGTTCAGAGACAACTTCATCACCAGCCACAAGAATCTGATGACCGAACAAGTGGAGGATGACCTCGAAGATATCACTGACCCAGAGGAAAGGAAGGAAGCAGAGAAGGAAAAGGCATCCCAGAAGTGGGGATGGGAGCAACTTATCTGGTCAGTATGCAATGGTGACATCACAAAATATGACCAAGTGATTGGAATGAAGCTCGTGCTTGTGTTTAATTTCTTGGCAATGAGAAAGGAGCTGGAGATTTAGTAGTCTAATTCTCCATAGAACTCCCCGAATAGTGGCTCGAAGTCATAAATAATCTTCGGCTTTTTGCGGAGTAGGTTACCGAGCTCAAGGATTGGGAACTTCTGTGCAAGATTCGCCACATACATTCCATACATTTCAGCAATCAATCCATTCTGCTCGAGTGCGACATTGAACTTTTGAACCAAATCGAATGGTGCAATCGTTTGCGTTCCGTTATTTAGAAAGCCAAAATAGTAGGCAGCAACAATCTGGATGCGGAGATTCCCTTCAGTTGTCACCTTGGCATTGATACGCACTGAATCGTAAAGAGTACCAGTGTCGATGAGTGCTTCATCCTTGATAACTTTCTTGAGAGTGTTGGCGACTCTCCTTCTCAAAGGATATTTGAAGTTGTATTCTCCAGTGTCTGCGTAGCGTGCCATTACTTATATTGCAATTAGTTGCCCATTTGTTTAGGAATCTGGCAATCAGTCCAGGAATCCATGGTGAATGTGATGGTCATCAACCATCCAGCTGCATAGTCGAGGAGGTCATTATTGAGTGGCACGAGTGATGGGAATCCGACGACATCGAAATCACGATCATCCAAGCTGAATGTGTAGTTTAAATATAAGTCCATCAGAATCTGGTGGCAGTCGCTCAAGATTACATTGATATTTGCTCTGTCCTTTTGGATGATATCGAAGCAATATATTTCAAGAGTGAAGTCATTGGTGTTCTCGGTTGGTATCGCATCCAATGGCACTATGTACACTATCGGATACTTCTCATCCTTGGTTGCAAAGTTGAACAGCTGCTCCTTGAAGTCAGAGCCAACTTTCTTGACCTGAAGATGTGCATTGTAGAAAGCAATGATTTCATTGATGAGTGCTTGATAGCTTATCATAGTACAGAGTTTTTCATGATTTTGTTGACCTTGTTTTGTGTGGATGTCATCTCGGTTTCTGATACCACAGCAGTGACAGTGATGTTCTGACTTGTCTCCATAGATTGTGGAGCACCAACATTGTTGGCTGCATTCCCTTGGCCGAATAAGTTGCCAGGAACAAATGACGGAACAGATGTCGAAGTGGCAGCAGTGTCACCACCTCCACCTCCACCTCCAGGGTTGGTTGTTGGTGGAGTCGATGATGGGTTGCTTAATAGTGCTTTTGCCTTTGCGATGTTGGTAACAATCTGAACAATACCAGCAGCATATTGTGCAATACCAGCAGCACCACCAGTGACAGCGTTGAGTGGATTAGAACTTGACATAGCAACCAAGGAGCTGATGGCTTTGGCTGTGTCGATACCAATTTGAATGAGTGCTTGTGCCTTGTTAAACTTCTCGAGTTTCTTTTGGTCTTTGATGAATGCCTCACCGATGGCACCAAGTCCATTGGCTACCGAGGAAGCGATTTCAATCTTGGCATCTCTGATTGCTTTCTCATCTTCGATTTGCTTGAGTGCTTTGTCTTTTGATGCTTGTGTCTCTTGGTCATCGAATTTCTTGTTGATGTCCGCAATCTCTTTCCTTTGCATGTCAACCAATATAGTTGCATCAACACCATATCGATTGGCTTCAGCAATTAGGTTGTCATAGTAATATTTACGCTCATCAAGTTCCTTTTGTCTGGCACTCAATCCAGCTTGGAAGATTGTCTCTTGAATGGCCTCCTCACGATCAAGTTCTGCGTTCTTGAAATCAGTCAGCTGTTTTGCAAGATTCTTTTGTCTCTCAAGTTCCTGGTCTGCGTATGTCTTATTGATAGCTGATACCTCAAGGTTTCTCGCAGTCTCAAGAGCAGTGGTATCCTTTTTGTATTTTTTAGCTTCAGCAATCAAGGCATCGTACTTCGCCTTGACATCATCCACTTCTCTTTGTTGCTGTGTCTTTCCAGAATCAAGAATGAGCTTGTTGGCTGCATTGATTTCTTTCTGGATTGCATCCTTGCCTTCCTTGTATTTCTTTGCTGCCTCCGCTGCTCTTGCTTTGGCTTCCTCCGCTGCCTTATCAGCTGCTGCTTTTGCTTCAGCTTGGTCAGCAATCTCGAGTAGCTTTCTTTCTTTGGAGCCATCCTTGATGATTTTGTTCTCATCTTGGATGCGTTTCACCAATGCCTTCCTTCTCTCAACACTGTCCTTATCTGTGAGGCCTTTCAATTGAGCATACTCCTCACGAGCTGACTGAAGTCTTTTCTTGGCAGCATCACTCACTGACTTGGACTTCGCAATCTCGAGGTTAGTGGTATCTTCACCAGCGGCCTTGGCTTTGGCAATCTCGATATCGTACTGGTCAGAGATTGCTTCGGTTCTTTTCTGCGATGATTCGAATGCCTTCTCATTGGCTTTCTCCATCTTCCTTGCATTCTCCTCCGCTGCATACGATGTGAGTCCAAGCCAATCGGTCAGATTCTTGAAGGCATCAATGAGCAAGTTCACTGGAATCATTAAGAAGTCGATGGCTTTTTGGAGCACACCAATCTTATTCAGGAACACACCGATGGCAACCACGATTGCGATGACCACAGCAGCAAGCAAGAATATTGGGTTGGCGAGAATCTGTGCACCGAGCTTAACGAATGCACCACCCATAGTTGTGATGGTGCTTGTCAATCCTTTCATTGACTTGCTGATATCCGAAGCATTCAAGTTGCCGAGAGTTCCGGCAAATACTTTGGCTTTCTCTGATGCTTCCTCGAAGTCGAGTGACATCAATGAGTCCTTGATTCCACCAAATGAATTGGATATCTGTTCGAATTTCGAACCAGATGCAAA